AGAACAGGATATTTGTTTAATTAATAACAGGCCTGGCTACACTGGTATTTGCGATTTCTTATCAAGTGTCCAGTATCAAATCAATGGTCGTCGTGTCCCAAGTCGTGAAATATCTACGAAGAAGATTGCAACTCGTAATAGTATTGATTCGTTCCATTTATACGAATTAGAAAAATGTTTAGACGCTGGGGGTGTAATTCCTCGTTCATTCAGTGCATTCCAAGATAACTTTTGTTTTGGACGTGGATTTGCTTTACAGAATGGTGCTACTGACCTCCGTGGTCAAGACCTTGCCGTAATCCTCAAATATCAAGAAACACTACCTCCAACCAAACCGAAACTATTTAATTCCTATATTTTCCATTTACGTCGTTTAATGATTAGAGATGGACAAGTAGATGTACAGATGTAATAAGTTTTTTTGTTTATTTTTTTTAAATATAATTTATGTTATAATATCATAAATGACATCACGCTACATTGAAATCCGCCCTGATAATGTCCCTGCCGATGGTAAAATCTCTTTCAAAAATGGTTTCCCTGTGCTTTCATTTACGATTAGCGCACAGGATGGATTACTTGACCCTTCAACGATTAGAATAGTTGGTAAGTTTGCCGCGTACAAAGATAATCTTGCTGACCCAACCCCACTTGTTGCTGGTGATAACGTCACGATGAATAACCGCCTTGGTATTTTCAATATCATTGATAGTCTCACTGTAAGGGCTCAAAAGTCTTCTCTTATTTGTGAAAATATTAGACATTATGCAAAATATATGAATACCTACCTTGCTATGACTTCATCGCAACAGGATTTAATTGGACATCTTGGACAGACTTGTTTGATTGACCCAAATGCTACCGCATTTAAAAAGAATGTAATGGATAGTGCGGCTGGTGGTGTTGTTAAAACGAACTCCTTTTCAATGCACGTCCCTTGTGGATTTGTTCAGTCGGGTAATATGGTAAATCTTCGTCAAGATGCATTCGGTGGTGTCCAGTTAGAATTTTTACTTCAACCTGATAGTAATGTATTGTACGCCACGAATGGTTCAACTACTGGTATTGGCGATGCCCATTATCAGTTAGACGATGTAAAACTATGTTGTGAAGTTAATGATATCCCCGCTGGTCAAATGCCTACTGGTGAAGGACAGGGTGTATATGAATTTAACACGATTACTGCTCTATATACTTCAATCAATTCAACCAATGCCCAGCTTCAGTATAATCTTGCACTCCGTAATGTATTGAGTGCATTTATGACATTTGTACCTGTATCCCATATCAATACATTAACTGCTGATGGTAGTGCTACAACATATCCACAGGGTAATACTACTAAAACCGATATCGCTGAAATCCGTAGAGTTCAATTCCTTAAAGGTGGTTCTAAATTCCCTGCTGATTTTGATTTTGTAAATAATTTTGTCAGCGACAAGGACGTGCAACTCCCCGACCCACAGATTATAAAGGGTCTTGTTGAAGCCATTGTACCTGCCTTGAATAATCATAAATCATCTATATCACCAGTAAATGCCCGCCGTGGATATGCTCTTACTACAACTACTGGTGCAACGAGTTATTCCAATATCCCCGAAGGTGGTGCTATTATGGGTCTTGGTGTAAAGTATGGACTTGGTGGTGCTGGCGAAGATTTTTCCACAGAACAATTTGGTGTATCTATTGAAAGTAATAAATTCCAAGATACTCCCACAGGTGTATATATCTTTATCAAGGCTAAAGCTCAATTGGTATATAGTCCAAATGGCGTACAACTCGTACAATAAATATATATTTGCATCTCTTAAGTATCATATTAAATAACTTGGGTACCAAGTTGTTTGGACATTTTGACAACTTAATTTGTAATAATTTTTTTTCTATAATAACTTTTTTTATAATTACATTTTATGTAAAATAATATTTGTAATGTATAAAATATACAAATAAATGGATATGGATGGTATGTCTCCTGCACAAGAAAGTATCCCTGACTTTATTAGATTAGACCAAATACCTGTTAATTACGTACAACAGGTAGAAACCGATTTACTTGAACCAGTCGTATTCAATCAAGGCGACACCGCTGTTGATGGATTTGCAAGATTTACATTACAGAACAAGGGATTTTTGCATTCCCATTCAAAAGTATTCTTATCAGTTGAACCGAATGCATCAACTATAAGCGATGGATATTTTGCACCCCAAGTTGGTGTTGGTAATATCATCAAAAAGGCGGTATTGAAGATTGGTAATAAGGTACTAAATGAATTAGATAATTGGGCTGGATTATATGCGGTTAAGAGTGCATTGATTGGTAATGAAGTTAATTTAGAAAGAGAATTATATACAACTGGACGTAGTATGTCTTACCAGCATTTATATAACGACGAAAGCAGTGTTGCGAGTGATGAAATATCATTAGATACTGGATTTGAAGAAGATAGTACAAATGATGTTGATGTCCCCAACTGGGCAAAACATAATGGTTCTACGGCAAGCGACAGAGCAGAATGTCCTACGTACCAGATTGATTTAAGTGATTTATTCCCCTTCTTGAAAGTCAATCAATTACCGCTATATATGATTAATGAACCAATCAATATTGAATTACATTTTCAGCCAACCAATTTATTCCGTCTTCAAATTGATAATGGTGATGATAGCGATACAGTCGTTAATATCAATAGAAACGAACTGAAGTTTTGCGCCGATTACATTTTCTATGGAGCAACCGACCAAATGCAGAGATATGCGGATGCAAATAGGGATATGTCGTTTTCATTTGTTGATTACAGATTGATGGAGCATTCCACAACGCAGACCGCAGTTGAAGGTAAAGTAATTCAAAATCTTGGTATGGCTAATCGTATGGTATCCCGCGTTATTACTCTATTCGCACCAGATGAAACTTCAAGTGCAAATAATGAAGAAGGTATCCTTGGTCAATTCCAATCGCTTACACCAAGCATCAGTGCATCAGGTGTTCTATTAAATGAATTCAATTACAATATCCGTTATAATGATAGATTTGAATATACCAGTGATGTTGATAATCTTGCACGTATGTTCAGTGAATTTACGCAGGCAGAAGGTGTCCCGTACCTCACGCGTGCATCATATAGTAATGAAGGTGTATTGGGTGGATTTAGTGATGGTAATATTGATTATATGGGTAGAAACCAAGATACATTCTTGTCGGGCAGACAATTCTATATGGCTACGAAACTGACCAATGGACGTGTCGGTCAGCGTGGCGTTGAATTACACGTTAAGGGTACAGTCGCAAACATTGATAAAATCCGTTGTTATCTTGAATATATGCGAGTAGCACGCCTCACCAATGGTATGATTGAAATATTCAATGCGTAAAAATATTTAAAAAAAATAATCTAATATTATATATAAAATGGATAAGATTAATGTTAAAGATATACCTGAAATAATCAAAAACAAACGTCCCACTGTGAAGGACAATACTATAAAGCAATACACACAGAACTTGAAGAAGTTGCGTGAATTATATGATACAGATGGATATGGATTTTTAAATAATCCAAGCGATGTTTTAGACAAATTAAAATCAAAAAAATATACATCACAGAGAAATACAATAAATGCAATAATCATATTACTATTGGCGTTAAACCAACCCGAAGCATTAATAAATCAATACAGAGATAAGCGGGATGCATTTAATCAGCAATATCAAGATGCACAGGCAACTGGTATCATAAGCGATAAACAAAAAGATAACTTCATTACATTAGATGAATTAACTGGTATGGTAAAACAAATAGACTTGGATATAAAACAACAGAAATTAAAAAAGGTTGTAAATATGTCCTCGCAACAACGAGACCTTTTAACTGGTTATACCATCTATACAATGTTATTAAATTATCCAACACGCAATGATATGGCGAATATGCAACTCGTATCGCGTAGTGTTTTTAATAAACACAAAACAGATAGAAGTTGTAATTACTTAATAAGCGAACGTGGTAAATTAAGTATGGTATTAAATTGTTATAAGACCGCAGGCAATTACGGACAAAAAATAATTGAATTGAATAAACCAACTGAAAAGGTACTTCGTATGTATATGAAGATTGAAGGTATTGGATTAAATGATATTATCTTCAAAAATGCAAAAGGCGATGCAATGACATCAAATTCAATAACCCAATTGTTAATAAGATTATCACAGAAGTATTTGAATAAAAGTATATCAAGTACAATGATACGTAAAATCGTTGTGTCAAATAAATTCTCCGCACTAAAAAAAGAACAAAGTGAGATGGCGAATATAATGGGACACAGCGTTGATACGCAAAATAAGGTATATGTCAAAGATGCAGGTAGTCAATCATTTAAACCTGTCCAGAACTCGTGAGTGTTCCACAATCGGGTGTTTTAATATAGCTTTCATTAATTTTTGTTTTGTCCAA